CTGTGTACACCACCGAGTGGCATCGGCATCAAGGTTGAACGGCCCACCAGAAGCATTCTGGCGAGTCTGGTTGTCGATGTCCTTGTGGACTGCATAGACCCGAGCAAAGTACGGATGGGTCGTTACATCCCAACCGCCACCAGCCGACTCGGTAGCCGGGGCACGTTCCTCGGCAATCGAACGGGTCCAATCGTCCATCAGGTATTCCCAGTACAGACCGCCTTGGAGATCCACCGGCGCTGCCGGGAAAATCGTACCGGCAATGAACTGGGCGGCGTCCTGTTGGTAGGCAACAGAGACGTTGGTCAAGGGCTGGCTGACATAAAGGTCACCACCCTGTGGCTGAATGGGCATCTGTCACCTCCTCCTACGCTAGAACCCCGCCGCCCATGACGACGGAGATGAGTTGACCGGCTGCGAGGGCTTCTTCAGTAGCCACCCCCAAACCGGTTCCGACGATTGCTCTTCCTTGACCGTCAGACCCGACAGACGACGCCATCGGGATAGCGGCACCAGCCTCGATCAAGGCAATCCCTTGAGGCAGCAGGACGGTAACACCCTCGTTCTGCTTGGCGGCTGCCATCGTGACGCCTACGAACCGTCCACTGCCTGCATAGACGAGTCCACCGTTGGTGTCCAGATCAACCGCACGGAACCGTGCGAGATCTTGATCGGCAGTGAAGGTGACCTGATCGGCACCTGGCTTGTCTGAGCCGCCCATCAGCCCTCCTTCATCATTCGTGAGTACAGGTCGGGATCCCGCTCAAGCACCGTGGTCCGAGCCTTCTCGATGGAGAGCTTCGGGTCGGCCTTCTGGAGTTCCTTGGCCTTGTTCTCGACCTCGGTCTGTACGGTGTTGCTACCCCCGCCAGACTTGCCGATCTCCCGACCGAACTCCGTATCAGCCAGTTGGTTATTGGCTGCTCTGAAGCTGGCAAGGATCTTGTCGCCGTGCTCCTGTGAAACCGCATAAGCGGCCTTCAGAAGTTCGGCCTTATCGTCGTCGGTCCCCTGGATGTTTGGCAGAGACTTTGCGATCTCCACCATCTCGTTGTGGACCCTCTTGTCCCGTTCTGACTTGGCAATCTCGGCGGCGTCCTTGGCGTCCTTTGCGGCCTTGGTCGCATCGGCTTGAGCCTTCTCGATGATCCGTCGAAGTTGGGGGTCGGCCTTGGCAATCACCTCATCGTCCGACTCACCCTGATCTCCGGATCCGCCGTCGTCACCAGAGCCGTCGTCGTCACCCTCGTCTGCCTCGGCTGAAGCCTTACCGACATCCACAGCCTTCGACAGCAGAGAAGCGAGGACGGGCTTGGCGTCGTCGGGCAGCCCGTCGAGGATTGCCTGCTCCTCGGCGGTGAGCTTCAACTCTGCTCCCACGTCGCCTCCTTCCTTGTTCTCGTGAAAGTGACGACGCTCGCCACTGGGAGCGGGATGTTAGCTGACCGTCTGTGTCAAACCTTGCTCTTCAGATTCTCCTTGATCCAGCCGGTCAGTTCGGTATCAGGTGGGTACGACCAGCGAAAGGTTCCGTTCGGCTCTCTTTTGCGGATCTTCTTCTGGTTCTTGCCGACCCAACCTGACAGAGATACAGGGTCAGACTTAGCCAGTGACAGGTTGCCAATCCGGTCATGTGTTTCCTGTGGTGCCTTGAGTTTGGTCGCCATCCTCTTGAGGAACCTCTTGACGGTGGCCCTCTTGTTGTCCGGTGCCCTGCCAAACGCCTGTATGCCGTTGTTGAGATCACCTAAATGCTCAACGGGATAGGAGAGATCCGGAAGTGCCTGACCCTTCTGTCTCAGTGCCTTGCGTTGGTCTGTCGAGATCTGTCGTTTGGCGAACACGAACTCCCCGGTGGCGGTGTCGAACCCGGTGACCGTTTCGTAGGCCCAGTCGTCTATCTCGGTCCAGTCGAGTTCCTGCTCTTCGGCGGTCAACTCAAACGGCTCGTCCTGCTCGTCCTTCTGGACCCAGGCTTTCGACAGAACGATGTGGGACTCGGGGTTGTCACCGCCTGGTACGAAGCTCACCTCGTCAAACTCCAGATCAAACAAATCGAACTGGTCACCCATTTCCGTGTCCTCCTTGTGGATCGGCTTTCCTCCGATGTTGTCCCGGCCACCCTTGGCCGAGTTGGCAGTGGCATAGAAGATCTGTGTGCCTCTCTTGCGTCCATACTGACGGATGAAGTCGGCCAGTGTCTTCTGTCCATGTGTCGTGAGAGGCATCAGCCCATCCTCTTGCGTCTCTCAGCCAAGCTCATCTGTGCTCGCTTCTTGGGCAACAGCCCCGATGGCTGTGCCCTCTTGATCCCGGCTCGGGCCTGAACAGCCTTGGCTGACGGATTTGGCGGAAACTTCTTCCGTCTCTTGGCTTGGGCCTGTACAGGTGGAGTCTGGCCGAACTGCCGCTGTGCTGGAGCCTTCCGTGTCCGGAGCTTCTTGCTGGCTGTGCCCATGCCAGACGGGGCTGCTTTCCTTGCGGCTGCTGCCTTCTTGGCTCTACCGGCAGCCCTCTTCTTGGCCCCGGCCTCCTTCTTCTGGACCCGTGCCTTCTGTGCCGGTGTCTCTACCTTCGGGTTGTCTTGCAACCACTGAGCATTCAGACCCTTCTTGCGAGCCTGCTCAGCAAAGTCGGCCTGTCGCATGGCTGCGGCCCGATGACCACCACCGTATTGGTTGCCGTGGTACTGGTGACCGGGCTTGTCGCCCTTGTTTAGCTCGATCCATTCAAGGAGATCCACTGAGCACCCTCCGAGCCTTGCCCTTTCCGTGAACGGAGAACATACGCCGCTCGCCCTTTCGGAAGCTCTGCCACAGGTCTTCCTGATGCACCTTGAACCCGACGAACCAACCAGTTGGCAATGTGCCAGGCGGTACACCGAGAGCTTCCTGCTTCTCCTTCGTGAACACGATGGACTCGACCAGGGTAGCCACCGGTTCGCCTGCCTCATCGGTGATGTCGTCCTTCCCCACCATGCCGTGAAAGTCCCGGCCACGACGGGAGTTCAGCACAAACGAGTAAGCCGCACGCTCCAACTCCTCGGGATCAGAGATGAACTCTCCCGACTTGTCGAACACCTGCTTACCATCCTTGTCCTGACAGACGTAGGCCCACCCAAAGGCGATCTTCTGCTCTTCATCGAGCTTCGTGATCTCACCCTCGTAGTCAAAGTCAGTGTCATCGACCGGGATTCTGTTGGCCTTCCTTGGCATCAGTGGTTACGCCTTTCTGTTCCGGACTCGCTTGGGTGGATGCCAGCCCCACTCATTGATCGAGTCTCCGTTTGTCCACAACTCCTTGGCCGTGGCATCAGCAGAGACGATGTGTCCCTCACCATTGAGCGGCCCGTTGAGATGCAACTGGGCATAGGACTTGGAAGGAGTCACCCAGTCACCGGGGTTGATCTTGTTCACAGTGTCAGGAGCGGCCCGGTACACGGTCACCTTGGCATCGGGTTTGCCCCTCGTCCTGTTGATGGCAGCAAACGACTCACTGTCGGACTTGTTCTCCCCGGTCCCGTAGTAGCGCATCTGTGTCGGACGATGGTAGATGTCATCGGGGAGAGGACTGTCACCTCCGACCAGAGCGTGCATCGGTGCGCCGTACACAGAGCTTGGTGCAGTGTGGACTCCGTGATAGTCGGCAGTGATTCCTCCACCGACGTGCCCTTTGCCGTACTGGTTACCGTGGAACGGGTGGCCTGGCTTATCGCCCTTCTCGATGTCGTCCGACTTGCTGAGTGATGCCACCCACAGATCCCCGAGAGTGGTGCGATACTTGGAGTGCTTCGGCTTTACGATCCCTCTAGTGTTGGCAGCAACGTCCACGGCCTTGTTGTACAGATCTGTGGCGATTCCCTGCCTCTGATGAGCGTGATCGACGTAGACACCCTTGATCTCTCCGGTCTGATGATGCCAGGAGATCGAGCCAATGGGCCGGGAGCCTGGATCCATTGAGGATCCGGCGTAGTGTTCCCGGTCTTCGGGCCGAGCCTTGGCCCAATCGGTGTTGTGGTGCTTCGGATCCCATATCTCCACTGTGTGAGTAGAGCGGCCTCCCATCTCCCGAGGGTTGGCCTTGAAGGTGTGGAACTGGCGGGCAGGAGGGGTGCCGTGGCTCCCACCGTGACCGTACTGGTTGCCTCTGAAGGGATGGCCTGGCTTGTCTCCCTTGCTCACCACAGAGCCATTGCCACCGTGTTCTTGCAGGATGCGCTCGATCCGTTGATCGTTAGGCTCGTCTCGCCAACCGCCAGTGTCGGCTCCCGGCTCTCCCCGTTCAGTGATCACCTCAATGGTCTTCGGATCCAGCCATGAGGCATCTTCTGCGAGCACGTAGATGGTCCCGATCCACTGAAGCTCGTAAGTGAGGATGACCAGGATGCCCTGATGCCACTCTCGATCAAGCGGCGTTACGGCATCTTCCCACTCTTGTGGGTCTGTGTAACCATCGAGCCGACCACGAACGAGATCCCCGGTCTTCATCTGACTCCACTCGGTAGCGACTTGTTGGCCTTAGCCCAATCCAGAGCCTCTGTCCAGCTACCAGAGACACCACCATGAGCATTAGCAAAGGCATCACAGAGATCCTGACCCTGTTGGTTGACCGTCTCAGCCCTACCGATCCACGCATCGGTGTACCACTTGGGCCGAGCAAACGGATAGGGCTTCTCCTTGCGCTTGGTGTTGGCACTGGCGTGCGACACGACAAGGTTGTCTGAGTTGTACTTACCTCCGTACTTGCCGGGGATCAGTCTGTCGAGTTGGACTTTGCCTGGCTGGCCTGCGCCACCGACCTCGATCTTGATGCCGGTATACACATCGAACATCTTCCCACCCTGCTCTGTACGGGCCTCGTCCTGCCTGGCGATCCTCTCATCCTTCTTGAGCTTGCCAGCCTGTTGGCCCTGGTGGTACTTGCTCTTGCGTCTGGCTGTGTAGCCAGCCTGGAAGATGTCCGTGGTCGTCGGGGGCTTGGAGTCCATGAACCGACGAGCCACTGTCTCTCTGTACCGGCGAACCTGAGCACGACTGGCAAAAGCTCTCGACTCGACAGCATTGATGCTGTTCAAGTCCATGCCGGTTCTGACTGTGCCCGGCACGCCCGCATCCCAAGACCAGATGCCGTGCAACTGCTGGTTGTGACCGGTACCGGGGTGAGCGTGTATGGGACCGGACTCCAGGTGCTTCTGGATCACCACACCCGAGCCGTACACAAGCCTCTCTGTGCATTTGCAGTTGGGATGCAACGGCGGATGGCTTGCAGCATCGATGTCGTAGACATCACCGGCCACCTCTCGGCACGGTCCACACGTTCTCTCGGTGGGATGCAACACCCATTGCACCTGAGCGGACTGTGGAAGCTCGTCCATCTCCTGGTAGAGCTTCCAGACCTCACGTTGTCCGGCATTGATGGCTCGTTGAGTCTCCGTTGATGCAATGGTCTGAGCACGCTGCCAGGAAAGGCTCTTGGCATACTCATCGGCCCGAAGATCAGCAAACGATGGCATCACGTTCTGATCAACCAACGTCTGTCGGAACTTGTCCACGGCTACTGTCTGGCGGGGATCGAGTCCCACCACTCTGTTGACCTGTCGGGCCAGGATCTCGTCCGACCAGCCTCGACGCATAGCGGTGGCAGTAAGGTCACTGACTGAGGCTCGCTGTGCATCAGTGACCCCGGTGAGCAGATCACCGGCCCTGCCCTGTGCATAAAACTCAGCCGCCAGGTTCACGTCCTCGACGTACTGTCCCTGACCTCTGACAGCCCGATAGACGGATGTGACGTTGGCCTTCGCCAACTCCCGCAGGTAATCCGGATTGAGAGTGATCCGGCCTAGCTCCATCCCAATGTCGAATGCCTGTACCAACTGTCCCCGCCACTGTGGATCGTAGATCTGATCGAACCACGACCAGTACAGGTACTTCTCTGACTCGGGCAGCATCGTGATCCGGATGCGGTCAACAACATCCGTTCTCACGTCGGCCTTGAACAGAATGGTCATGCTGCTGGTGCAGGCTGGCCGGGTGTCGGTTGCGTCTGTACAGGTGCGTTGGTCAGACCTGCCGGATAGCCCGAGTTGTTGGGTAGGTTCGGATTACCCGGTGTCGGTGGCCCACCAGGGATCTGTGGAGGTGCGGTCGGCTGGTTGGGATCCCTCTCCGGCAGTTCAGCGACTTCACGGACCCAATCGAGCATCTTGTCGTCGGGAGAGATCATCCCGGCATTGGTCATGGCCGTCAGGAAGTTCGCCAGTTCGTTGAGGTTCCGGTGAGAGACTTCCCCATGAACGATCTTGGGCATCGTGTCCAGATCCAATCCGTTGACGTACCACAGGCGGGGCACGGCATAAGCATTGAGTACCGAGCTAATGATGTCGAGGAAGGTCGTGATGGCGACCTGGAACAGTTGGGTCTTGTCCGACGACAGAGCATACGAACCGTGCTGCTGGTGGCCCAACAGAACAAAGTCGGCCATCATCGACATGGCGATCTCGTTGCTCTTCCTCTGTATGGTCCCTCCAACATCGATCTGCCGGGAGCCACCACTCGACAGAAGTTGGAAGTCGTAGAGCTTGTTCCCGCC